CGCTCTTTCGAGCGCCCCGAGAAGGAGAAAACCTTCTCTTCCACCTTTTACACCAGTAGAGGAGCAACGGATGGGAAAGGGTAAGCCAACTCTCAGTCAGCGACAAACCAATGCCGCTTATGAGAACAATTTACCTCCGAGTAATCTTTATGATAACTCGGTCCCCGAGCAAAGTGCTCGAGGTTCGGATCCCTATCCGTCTAATAAGTTCACGGATACAGCCGAAACGATCGTGCGGTCTCTCTTTGGTCCTGAGTTCCTCAGGGGAATGGCGCTTGCCATTGACCCTGTGGTTCAGTACTTTAGAAATTACTTCATGATCGTTCCATGGAATCGCGAACGCTACTTTCAAGCCAATGGCTCTCCGTATTTAGGTCAGAATGGTAAAAACATTGTGACCTGTTATACGTCGATGCGATGGGCAGAAAGTAGCGAACATCGCGAACTTGGTGATTGGGTGCCAACTGGCTCCTACACCAATGTAAGCTATAACCAGGATCCTATTTCAGATCCTAGCTATGGTCTTTCCGTGATTCGCGACACGAGTTCGTCAACTCGTGGAACAAAGTTGTTTGGTACCTGTTACATGGAAATTATAACAGGTACCTCACCTTTGGCCGCGAATACGCTGTCCTGGACTAATCTAGAACGCTGGTATTCTCTTGATTTTCCGGATTGGTGTTATACGGAATATCAAGATTACTACGTTATAGATTATCGAGGGCCCGCGAACTACCTCGGCGCACCGTTTAAACCATCTTTCGACGGTGATCGCCCTTATCTCTACTACGTGATGAATAATCTCGTACTAGATATGATAAGGGAAACCACACCGGACAAGCCGGTATTTAAGTCTTTGTATAATATTGCGGAACTTAAAGACCTTCCGCAACTTATATCGGGACTTAGGTCGTTAAAAGATGCTTTGCACAAATGTACAGAATGGCATTTTGACCTTTCTCGTACTGATAAGTTTCTTGCTGATCAGTACTTGAATTTTCAATTTGGCATTATGTCCGTTGTGCAGGCGGTACAAGGTGTCTTAAAGCTTCCCGAAAAGGCCGCTAAGAAATTTAACCATTTCTTAAAAGCCCAGGGAAAACCTTCGACATCTCGTGCCAAGCGTACGTTTAAGGACGCGTACTCTTGGGATGCGCCGTGGACTACCTCGAGAGATCTCGGACTGCCGGAAGGCGAGGTTACTAATGCTCGCTATTCCTATAAGTCGGAAACCGAAGTTCGTCTGACACTTGTGCAGACAATTAAGTTTCCGCCTTTAGCAGTGCCCAAGCTTAGCGACGTAAACTATCGCAAAATCTTGGGCCTTCAACCAAATGTGAAGTTGATCTACGATTTGATCCCCTTCACTTGGTTGATTGACTGGTTTACTGGCCTTGGTGAATATGTCAATCTCGTCGACATGTTCTTCCAAGACCCTCAACTAGTCCATTATGGTTTTATGGTCGCGGTTTGTACCGAGACGTATACCATAAATGCCGATGTCTCTTTGATGAGCGCTGTCCGTCATCACTACGGTGATGGCTCGATCGCTACAGACTATGTTCCTGGGAATCCTATCCCAGTAACATCTTCTATAACGAAAAAGACCTACTATCGTGAGGATCTTTCAGCGTTCGATGGTGTGAAGCTGTTTGGTTCGTCTAACTCAGGTTTGAGCGACTTCCAAACATCAATCCTTGGATCGCTTCTTACGAAACTATCCAAGTGAATGAGCACGCATGATGCGTCCTCACAACCCTCGAAGGAGTCTCCTATGCTTACCGATCCAATTACTGTCGCTGCGAATTCACCGAATCCCGCGCTGGCCTTTTCAGTTATCAGGTCAGACGGTTACGGTGCCGAACGGCGTGATGCCGCAGGCCTTTACGGCCTCGTCATCAACCACAGTACGAACAAAAGCGGTGATCGTCATTACGTCAAAGTGACGAAGACGATTAACGCCCAAAATCCGTACTCCGGTTTGACATCTCCGCAATCTGCGTCGGTGTCAATCGCCATTTCGAAGCCCAGCTTTGGTTTCACGGATGCCGAACTTGGCAACCTTGTTACCGTATTGCTGGACACTCTCGCATCGGCAGACGCCGGTGTGTCGAATATTATCGCATTTCAGTCTTGATTCGGAAGAATCAAGGCTGGATTCGCGGACGAGTAGCAATACTTGTCCGTTTTGCGATAAAACCATGGCCGCAAGGCCCGGAGGTTATCATGAGTCCCAAAACCAAACGGTTAATGGGAGGTCTGATTGCCCTTCTCCTCGCTGGTGGTCTATTTGCCATCAACAAGGATGGTGCATCATTGACGAACCTGGTGACGACTGTCACTCAGGTTTCCAGTGATGCTCTCGACACATCAGAAAAGCCGGCGGACGTTTCGTCTGGGAAGTAGTTTCCCCCAGATGTACGCGGATCAGTGCTAGGACAGGAATGACAACCTCATGGAGGTATCATGAAAAGTCCTGTAGTGCTCCTTTCCGCCCTGTTCGACGATGTCGACAGGATGGAACCTGGTGTATTAGGTCTCAATCGTGATTTGCAAACGATTGAGTCCCGTTTCGAAAACGAGGGCTACGGATTCTTATCCGTAGCACTCTCGGCCTTATGCGATGCCTTTGACCAAGGCATGGCAACCGGCCGTTTTACCTGCCCTACGCACTTTAGTACTGTGCGTGGGGGATCGATCCCTAAATTTCTTCAGGGTTTGATCTGTAAAGTTTTCGACTCGAAAACCGGACTCCTCTTAGAAGAGCCATCTCTTCATGCAGTAAAATGTATGAGAGAGATTCTCAGGCTCTATAAGAAGGTCCAGTTACGGCCAGCTCGTGAGGATAAGCTTCATAAGAAGGCCGTCGCTGGGTTTATCTCAACAGATGACGCTATATCCCAAAGGACGTTTCCTAAGGATATGACTAATCTATTGAGGTCTGTTTCACGAGTTGTTCTCCCAAACCTTGATTCGTTTGAGAGCGCAAATCTTCCCGTGAAGCATGGTCCGGGGAGCGTTGTGGAAACGAGTCGCGCAAACCAGAAGTGGATTGCGCTTCAAGAAGTCCTCTCTTTTGATGACTTTCTTGCCCGAAAGTTTGGATTTGATATCATTGCCAATCTTGGCTCTGAAGGCCTTAGTCAACCTTCAGTTGGGGCATTCCCATTTGAGGATGTCCTATATGATTCAGATCTGGCTAACGGGATCGTTCCCGAACGTCACCATAGCGGCATTGCTAAGCTTATAACCGTCCCTAAGAATTGTACATCCTTACGGACGATCACGATGGAGCCTGTTGTTCATATGTATGTACAACAGGGCCTTAACACTTACATTCGAGATTGTATCAAAGAATGCAGTGTTCTCCGTTCGTGCTTAGCTTTAACCGATCAGAGGCCTAACCAAAAGTTAGCTCTGGCCGGTTCCATTTCAGGAAACTATGCGACAATCGACTTATCGTCTGCGAGTGACTTACTTGGCCTTGACTTGGTCAAGCTGGTCTTCGAGACGAAGCCACAGTTTCTAACTGCGGTATTAGATTGTCGTTCTACGCACGTAGATGTTGGTGCAAATCAACACCTTCGGCTTAGAAAGTTTGCTGGTATGGGTAACGCTCTCACATTTCCATTGCAAAGCATCATATTCGCCTTACTAGCGATATGTGGTGTTCTTTGCACGGAGGGCTCACGTCCTTCGTATGTAAATGTGAAGCGTGCCGCTAAACGTGTTCGCGTATTCGGCGATGATATCATCGTTGAAACGCAACACGTTCACCAGGTCGTACACTGGCTCACTTCATTTGGTCTTAAGGTCAACCAAGGGAAGTCGTTCACGACAGGAAACTTTCGTGAATCTTGTGGTGTCGATGCATATAAGGGCGCCGATGTGACGCCTATCTATCTTCGACACGAGCCAGATGTTTCCGCTAGAAATCCAGAACAATTGGCAAGTCTTGTATCGACAATGAACCAAGCATGGTTCCGTTGTCTTTACTCGCTTGCTGATGCGATACGGGCGCAGGTTGAGAGGGTGATTCCCTTACAACTTGTGTCACGCCGCAGTGCTGCTCTGGGTTTGCATAGTCGTGTTGATACTACCATCGCACAAAAGTGGGATGGGAAGCTACAACGGCTTGTTTTCCAAGCACCGGTTGTCGAATCTGTTTACAGATCCGATCACCTCGACGGCTATGCAGCGCTCTGGAAGTCTCTTAGTTCTCTTGAAGAAGAGAGCAGGGGGACCCCCGATGTGTTTTACTCGTGTCCAGCCGCGCAAGCGGCTAAAACGCGAGACAAAAAACATCTTGAGCGATCTGTCCTGCGATTCCATACTAGGATTCGCAAGCGGTGGGTGCCGGCGGAAGTCGGCTAATTCTACACAGAGTGTGTAGATGCAGGGGTGTGCATAAAACATCCAATAACATTTGAAAGG